CGTGATACAGAACCTGAGCCGCAAGCTTCGGCGTCTTCCCATTCGCCTCAGGCTCCACATCCCACACCTCAGGAACCCCCGCAAACACATCCTTCAACGGCAACCGCTGAAACGGCTGCACAACAAACCGGGAACCATCCTCAAGTCGCAAAGACCGAGACCAAGCAACGTAATGACTGACCGTATTCACGCCTTGTGTAACTTTCTGACTATTCCTCGCCAGAAACTGGCGCGGGGTGTTCGGGGGGTGTGTCTAAAAAACCGGCTGAGAGTTTTAGAGATCGTTCTGGTTTTTTTTCGATCCATGAGTGGCAGGATGAGCAGAGGGTTACGAGGTTGTCGGGTGTGTTTGGCCCGCCTCGTTGTACATGGTGGACGGAGAGGCGGTCGGTGCTGCCGCATAGCCTGCACTGGTTTCCGTCCCGTGCTCTGACTGCTGTTCTGATGCGTTGCCATCGTCTTGTGTTGAGCTCTGGCCTGGATGCGCCTGATCGTTGGCAGTGGGGGCAGCGGGTGCCGGTGTAGCGGTGACCGAGGGAACACATCATGGCGTGGGTGGCCTATCGGCAGAAGCGACCAGCACCCTCGCTATCGCATCTCCCTGTTCATTCCGACCGTTTCGATAGTGCTCTAGCTGCTCCTGATACAGCGCCTCCTGTAGCCGCACCACCTCGGCCTCGGCCTTGTCCGCACGTTCTGATTGCAACGCCGCGATTTCAGTCCAATGGCAATCGTGCGGGGTCTTGTCGGGGCTAGCCAACCTCGACCTCCCATGCACGTAGAGCATCATCAAGCTCTTTAGAGATGTGCTCTTCCTTCTGCGCTGCTTCCGCTATACGGCGTAGCCGCACCACCTCGGCCCGCAAATACCCGATTGTGTGGTCGGTGCGTGTGCATTCCGGCTGATCGCAAGCGACTAGAGGATCTTCCAGCGGGGTCTTGTCGGGGCTAGCCAACCTCCACCACCACGCAAGGATCGAACCCCAGCAACTCCACAGAACGACAACGAGCACACCAAGACTCTGGGATCTCGGTTCCGCAGTTGCACGGGTGAACGTAAACCATCGCGGTCAACGCCTGCCGTAGCCGCACCACCTCGGCCAACAACCTCTCATTCTTGTCTGCCAGAACCAGCAGATCGCTAGGCGGCGGGGTCTTGTCGGGGCTAGCCAACCCGCTCAACCTCTACTTTAAGCACTGCGTTAAGAATCGTCTCGATGATGTCCTTGACTGCCTGCGCCGTCTCCGCATCGGCCCGGAACGAACCCGAGAATTCGTAAGTCCGCACTAGCGGGGTCTTGTCGGGGCTCATCGGCGGAACAACGGCCTCCCCTGCAAAAACGCGACGAACTTCAAACAAAGCAGGATCGCTGCGACCACAAGAGCGATGTATGCGATCGCGTCAACCATCGGCCAACCTCCTCAGTGTTTCCGCGAACTGGCGGACAGCAAGACGCCCACCAAACCCAGCGGGAATCCCGGCGCTGGTCGTCTGGTTCGGAATCACCCAGGTTGAATACGTGATGGTGATGCGCGGGGTCTTGTCGGGGCTAGCCGGAATACCACTACCGACTGGGACGTGACGGACGCCGCCGCCCGTTGAGCAGTTCGGGCAAGCGGAGCCGACGTAGGAACCGTGTACGCCGCAAGTGTTCGGCGGAAGCGGGGTCACGCTGTTCATGCTGCTCCTCTCGGGGGTCTTGTCGGGGCTAGCCACCCAACTCCTCTTTCAACTCCGCGATCTCCTCATCACGGTAATACAACTGCTCGCGTAGATCGTCGCGTTCGTCGGTGAGCTCACGAACCCTAGTCAGCAACCGTGCAATCCGTGCGTTGCGGTCTACTCGGTCTTGGGCTAATCGGTCTACCTGCTTAGCCATAGCCCGCGCTAGGCCAAGGGGAAAGTCCTGCGGTGTCTTGTCGGGGCTAGCCATCACGCTCACCCTCTTCCTTCGGCTTCGAGGATGCGTCGGCCGATCCATTCCGCGACCTGCGGGACGACCGCGTTTCCCAATGCGGCAAGTCTGTCCAGCCTGTTGGGAACCCCATGAGCCACTCGACCCACGTCGGGTTCAGCGGCCCACCACTCGGCGCTACCTGTTTGTGGAGCTCGCCCCCAGATCCGCCGTGGCTGAACGGTGCGCTCGTCGGGGTCTTGAAACTCTCCCTGACCGCCTCCGGCAACTGCCCGCGCCCGTAGCGGCCCTGCCCCACGTCCTTCCAGTCTCTCGCGCTCGGCGTCGGCCACATGCCCCGCTCGACCGCCTTCACCATCACGTTCAGGCTCGTGATCGTCTTGCGTGGGCCTCCCGGCATCCGTGCCTTCATCGCCAGGTGAGCTTCCGGTGTTTTCCCGTCGTCGTGCGCTACCGGGGTAGGCCACAACCCAGACCCTGTCTCTGCGATGCGGGGCACCGACGGCTGCTGCTGGTACGCAGTCCCATTCCGCGTCATACCCGAGCGCGGCCAGCCCTCCGAGAACGTCTCCCATTCCGGCAGTAAGGAGCCCTGGGACGTTTTCCACGAGCACGTATCGGGGTCGTAGTATGCGAACGACTCGCTCAAACTCGGGCCACAACCAGCGGGCATCGTCCTGGGCCTTGCGACGACCGGCGAGACTGACGGGCTGACAGGGGAACCCTCCGCAGATGAGGTCAACTCCGCTAGGCGCACGGCATCCCGAAGGCTGATCTGCACCTTCGCTCCGCTCTTGCGCTTCTTGCTCAGAAGATCCTTGTCCGGTGTCTTCCGTCCGCCTTTCCCGTCCGCTGCGCTCGGCGTCGGCCACAAGCGCCTGGACGGACTCCCAGCACGGGGTGTCAGGCCAGTGCTTTCGCAGCACGGCTCGGCAGTAAGCGTCGTTTTCGCATTGCCACACGACGCGCATACCGGCCCGTTCAAGTCCGAGGTCGATCCCGCCGATCCCTGAGAAAAGCGATCCGACATTCATGCGTCTCCGGGCGGTGTCTTGTCGGGGCTAGCCAACCTAAACCTCTTTCGCCTGCTCGTATTCCCTCCGGGCGTTATCGACCCGCGCCCACGCCACTCCGAGCGCCGCCATTGCCTGCGCTAGTTCGCTCCACGTTTCTCCGACTTTTTCGGAACTTCGTGCAGCTGAGGTGGAAGAAGCCGGTGGAACGGTGACATCACGCCCGGCTTCTTGTCCCGGCCCCACGCCGGTATCCACCCCAAGCGTCCGTAATCTCTCCCGCTCCAGGGCATCGTCAGCGATCGTGTTCCACTCGTCCCGTTCCTGGCGTAGCCCTACCGCCTCGGCCTCCAGGGCGATAAACGCCAGAGCGAGGATCTTCGCCTCATGGTTAGCGAACGGAATGTCTGCGAAGTCGGCTGCGATCTGTTGCGGTGTCTTGTCGGGGCTAGCCATCACGCACAACTCCACGGAGACCAGCCCGCATCGAGCCAATACGCGTGAGCCGCACGGGCCTGACCCAACGCCGACCAGCTATGACCGTACCGAGCTCGCGCGAACGATCCCATCTGGAACAGGCCGAGATACTGCCCGTTCCGAGCCGTGGTGCTGTACGTGTTCCCCGTCTCACACGCCACCACGTCAAACGCCTTCACGCGTTCAGCCGGTGTCTTCCAGTACGCGCGCACCGCCCTGAACACGTCCGGCGGCACCGGTGGTCTAGCCTCGCCACGCGCAACCACCACCAGGAAACCGAGGGTAACTCCAACCAGAACCGTAACTAGCCTCACGATCGAACCTCGCTTTGACGGGCCAGTACGCGACCGCTACCGAAGCAGCGCAAGCTAAGACTCACCCGGTCAGAGCGGGCTTTGACGGGGTGAAGAGCGGAACCGTTGTTAGCAAGCATTCTCCGTGCGCGGATCGTATGGTTACGCGGAATATCAGCGAAGAGCGGTCGTAGTTCGCCCCCCCTATAGTCCCCCCCACTGGGAGAACCGTCCCGACCGCTGGCTGCGTATGCGGGCCGGGTCAGTGAAACGGGTTCGCTTCCGTGTAGGCGGGATGCTCGCGGAGCGGCTGTGACGCCCTCCCTGAGGGACGCCGTTGTCCAGGGATTGCAGCCGCTCCGCCAACACCCCGATCGGTGAGGCCGTACCGTGTGCCGAGCGCGTAGAGCCGGTACGCCTCCCCGTACTCGCTGCGTTTCACACGTTCGATCTTCAGGCCGTGGAGGGTGTACCAGAATCCGTGGAACAACCCGGAGCGTTGCGGTTTCCTGCTCAACGGGTACGCTTATCTCGATACAAGGCGGAGCCATATTAGGCCCGTCCTCCTGATTCGTCAAGAGGGCGGGCCTTGCTCCTTCTCAGAATCTCGTCCGTGTCGATCTCAAACGTCAGGCCCACGTTGCCGTCGTCCGTGATCCACGCCCGCGGTGACAGCATCCGAAGCGGGTAGCCGTCGACGGCGGTCTTGACGAACGTGTTTCGTTCGGTTCCGTCCGTGACGATGTTCAGATACATCAACGACCTTTCCGTTTGTTCGTGCGCCGTCGTAAGCATGCGTGCGTGTCTTTGCACACCACAGCCACCGCATGAGTCGACACCAACACCGTCCGCATCAAAGCCTCACCGGACACGCCCCGCTCACCGCACCGGGCGCAGCGGTGCTTGTCGTGGAGCTCGCCGAGCGGCAGCGCGCCAAGGTTCCTGTTCGCGTAGCTCATCTAGGCCAGCCCGTGAATCTCCGCGTGACATTCAGGACAAACGACACGAACATCGTCAAGGCTTTCCGCGCCGACGGTTCGATAGTGGAGGTGATGCAACTCGAAGAACCGGCTGGCGCTGCGGGGACGCTTTCCGCGATACCGTCCGCCGCACCTCTCGCAAGCGAAACTGGCTAGGCAGATGCGCCGCCATTTTAGGAGCCGCCACCGGGACGACCTAAGCGTTTCCTGATATTTCAAGCTGGCCACTGCCGACACCATCCTGGAGTTTTTTCATGCAGTGCGTACACATGAACTTGCCCGTGGGCCTGCGGAGCGCTACGTGGTTCGTTCCTCCCTGTGCGCGCCGCTTCTCCCAGCCAGTAACCTCTTGCCACGCCCGATCGTCCGGGTTGCTGATCTCTTCTCCGCACTCAGAGCAATAGGCTTTCCACGGCTCATAGGTCGCTGACGGCTGCTCACTCATACGCACACACGTCCAGTTGCACTAGATCCCGGTGCGCCCCACACGCAAACTCAGCCCGGGAGCTCAGCACATGCCCGCAGTAGATGCAACGCCTGTCCTTGGCGCACGACTGGCAGAACGACGCGGGCCGGGGGAAGCGGCGGAAGAAAATGTGATCCCTGGTGATGCGCAACGGGACACCGCACGAATGGCAGCTGCGCGGCTGGCCCTCGTCCCAGTTAGCCCGTGACGGCTCAGCCATTGGCCACCCACGCCCACACGACCACGCACAGAGTCACGGAAACGAGCGCCGCGATGATCCACGCGCCCGGGTTACGCATAGAAGTAGAGGATCAGGCCGAGCGTGAAGAAACACCCCGCCACGAACAAGACGGCGGCCTGCGTCCGTCGCGGGAACGTCACAGGATTCGCGGATAGGCTTCCGCGCCTCACCTGGACGACGGAGACGGGAATGCCCATGAAGTCGCCGCTGCTCACCCAGACCTCGTGTCCGTCGTGGGTGAAGTCGACCAGCCGATCTTCCGGTTCCCAGCTAGGCATCCTCATCCTCCAGGATCGAGTTGATCCACTGCCCGAACGGATCCGCGCAGAAGAAGGGTTCCGGCCCGGACGCCCCCAGCGGTCTTGGTCTAGGAGCGGCCACGGATGCAGTTGTACTGGGAAGTTGCTGCGGCTTCCCATCGGGGTCTGCCACGCGGCATGGTTCCGGGCCGGTCTTGACGAGCGCCAGATGCTCACGATTCCGCACTGTCGCCCCAAACCCGAGGTTCCGACTTCTCTGCCTCGTCGTCGTATTCCTGCGTTCCGAACTCCCGCTCATCCCGCACGGCTTCGTCCTCCCGTTCGTGCGGGCTGATCTCGTAGTGGGTGCCTAGTTCGGCCGCGATCAGCGCGGCCAGCCTATGCGCCTCCACAACACTGATAGTCATGAGAACGGAACCGCCTCCTCTTTCGCGGCCTGCGTGTACTGATCCTCCAGCCACGTAATCAGTTCGCGCGCCTCAGCCAACGTCAGGTCCTTGCTGCTGCTCTTCTGGAACCTGTCGCGGGTGTGGCCCTTCGCTACGTCGGCCCAGGTTCGCGCCTCGCCTGGATGGTTCGGGAAACTGCTGTCCAGCAGCTTCAGGACGGTGGCGAGCTCGTCCAGGACGCCCTTCGTGACGGGCTTCTCAGTCGCTGGCGGTTGGAACTCGGAAGAACCCTCGGAACCGGAAGCCGGGATTCCCTGGCTAGCAGCCTCCGGTTCCGATGATCCTTGCCGGTTCCGTACCTCGTTCGCCGATGCGATCTTCTTCGTCTCAAACCCCAGCGCTACGATCGCACGTCCCCACGCGCTCGTTTCCGCGTTCATCAATTCCGAATCCCTGGTGAAGGGTGTCGGCCCGGGTACGGGTTCCCACGCCCACCCGATCCCCGGACGCTCATCGACGGGACTGCGGTAGGCAAGCGCCTTGTACACGATGAACTGTTTATCGCCAGCACTGACGATGCCGGTCATTTCGCCTTGAAGCGAGCCGTCCGGATACTGCTCCTTGAAGCCGCGGATCCTCTCGGCAACGTCGACGTAATCGGAGAGATCACGCGTCACGACTGAATCCCAAACTCGCGTTTCAGGTACACGTCGGCTGCGCCGCGGCCCATCTTCCCCACCAGATACGCCCTGACATGCTGACCCTTCTCCGACTCCAAATACCGGGCCAACCTGAACCGCACCCACCCCGCATCCACACGGGCCGGGAACCCGGACTCCGGCACGTACGGGGAACCGTGATACGCCCCGTGGCAGCGCTTACACAGAAACACGATGTTGTCCTCCACATCATCCCCGCCCTGCGACTTCAACCGCACATGGTGCGGTTCCGTGTACCGCTCAGCGCACACCAGGCACGGCAGGCGGCCACTAGCGCCAGCGTCGGCTAGTTCCCGCATCAGGACAGCGTCGACGATCCGGCGTGGCGGCTTCAGGTCAGGCTCAACGCTCATCCGCTCCACATCACGATCGCAATCACGTTGCAGAACGTCGCCGCGACAAACCCGAACGTCAGCGACACAGGAACATCGGCGCCGAGCGCGAGAAGCAGCGCAGTCACCGCCATTGTGACCGCCACGTCAACTATGAGCAGAACCTTCATGCGACGTCCTCTGGCGGTATCGGAGCCTCCGAAATCTCGGCGAGCTCCAACCGGCGCGGCACATCCCTGTCTCGCAGCCACGCCCCATACGCCGCATCCAAGATCGGCGAAAGCTTGAACTGTGCGACGACGCCGCCCTCCTCAAGAATCGCCCTGGTCTTCTCGTAGTGAGCGAACTCACGCGCCAGAGTCTGCTCAAGCGTGTCTAGCTTTGAACGGGACAGCGCGAAAGCTGACGCGGCGTTCGGGATCTTCTCTGTCGTCTGCGCCCGCAACTCAGCCCACACATCAGCCCGCCTGGAACCTGAATGAGTGTCAGTCATGCGACCCTCGCCCGCTGTACTTCGTGCTCCGACTCGATCGTCGGGAACACAGAATCTCTGAACGTGTCGCTGAGCGCCCACGTTGCTGGATCCGGCAACCCGAGGGCCTGCCACCAAGTCTTGTCCTCGTCAACGAGAACGTTCAGGACGATCACATATTCGCGTGTCATGGTGTGCTCACGATCCGGCACCACGTCCCGCCAGTCCGCGGATTCACCCTGCACACCGACGGCACCATGACCGTACGCCCGTCAACCGTCACATACACGACCGACCTGTACACGTACGGCCTGTGATCCCACCGCGCCCTACAGTGACACGACGGGTGCGCCTCAGGGCCAAGCGTGTACGCCCGGAAGTGCGGCGGAAGCGCCGTCTGTCGGCCGTCCGACCAGGCGATGATGCGGCAGATCCGGTAGCGGGTCGTGTTCGTCGGAGCCCACGCGATACACCAGCAGTGAAACGGCGAGTGGCCGATCGTGCCGCCGCCACCATGGACGCACGCCATTTCGGGTTCACCGGCTGGTTTCGACGCTGCCACCGCAGGAGCGGCCAAAACCAGACACGCGACGGCTAGCAGCAATAGCCTAAGCACTAGTCCTCCTTCGTTGCGTGTTCCCCGATTACTACCCGGGTCACACTCTCTGTCCTGATCATCGTGGGCTTCCACGACCGCTCTGGGACGGCAACCAGTTGCTTGACCGCGCCGTCTGGGTTCCGCATGTACCCGGCACGGACAGCCGACTGGGCGGACTCCGCGTCGATCGTGCCCCAGTCCTTCCACGTCTTCGTCTCCTCGTCAATGCTTGAGGCGAGGAGCCTGTACTTCGTCACGGCTTCTCCTCTCCATCGTTGAAGCTCAGCACGTACAGACGGAGCGCCCTACGGCACTCGTCAGCGAACTTCCTGTCATGTTTCGCTGCCAGCCTCTTGAGGTCGTCCCGTAGGCTCGGTTCGACCCGTAGGGAGATCGGCAGACTCACCTGTTCCGTATTCATATGTAGCAGGTTACGCTACACGTCGGATGGTGTCAACCCTATCCGCCGTCCCACCAAGAACCTCTCATGCCCTCACCTCCCCCCCAGTAGCTTCTTGACCGCCTCCACATCCACCAGCGACCACTTAATAGCCGCACCGTCACAGCGTGTCGCTACGCGGGCCTGCAGCCACCGTACAGCCTCCTCGAGCGTCACCGGGCGCCCCGGATGAACGCCCACACAAGGACACAGCCCAGAACAAGCACGGCGGCCAGCACCACCCAGATCATTTCTTCCCGGGCGCCTCTAGGCTCGTGGCGGCACCGATCCCCGCGTACCCGAGCCCAGCCAGACCGCCTGCGATCAGCGCACCGACAAGAGAGTCAAGAGTTAGTTGGCCTGCGACCTGTGCCGCTGCGAGATACGTCAAGAATGCGTACAAACCGAAGCCAGTGCACTTGATAGCGAATTTCACCGTAGGACTCATCACGATCCTTCCCTAGCGCATTGCAGGATTTCCAGGCTCCTCCTCAGAATCAGGTTCTGCCGTTGTGACTCGATGATCACGATCCTCGGGATACCGAACACGGTAGCGTCCCCCCTGGTCGCCCTAAGCAGCTGATTCGTGCTCTCGATGTGGTTATCCAGGTCGGTCCGCTGAATACAGAGCGCGGCTAGTGCGGTGTTGAGTTTCCGGATCTGGTCGGCGTTCTGCTCAATCCGGGTATGCCCCTGGCTGTACAGCACACCGAGCGTGAACAGCAAAACGACGAACGACCCGACCAGGGCGCCCGTCAACGCCCTACCGTTCACACGCTTCATGATCCTCCGCATCAGTGGGACCCGATGATCCCGGTGGCTACCGTCAGCGCGAAGATCAGTATCCCCACAATGATGCTACCGGCGACCGCCCACAACGCACGCTTGATCCCGTGAACCTCCTCAGCCAGATAGGCGAGCTCCTTCTCCACGACCGGGATCTTCACGATCGCCTCTTCTACCCGCTCCAGGCGGCGCTCGTCGCGTGGGGACAGGTCAGGCATCGGCAACGACTTCAGCAGCCAGCCCGTGATATCCCATCCCATACACGGATGTTGACATTAGACGCTGAAGTTTCCCTGAACGGGCGGAAGTCACCCTACGGGCTTGACATGCCACAGCCGCTTATGCCAGTACCGGACACGCCTCATAAACCAGAGACGCGGCCAGCCCGCACCGGGGTCTGTGTGCGAACCTCCAAAAGCCTTCGTGCATTCCATATGCGTAGTGATCCCAGGTCTCCCCGCCTTGAGGTCACTTGACCCGACAAACACTGGGGGTATGCCGAACTTGCGGCAATGCAAAGCGGCCTTGTACGCGGCCCGCTCCAACGTGTCCCGATGCTTACCTGACCAGATCAGATTCGTCCATTTGGCGTATCCGGCCTGCTCGATGTGGAACCCTTGCGTGTTCGCGCCGGGTGCGCCCCACGGAATGAACGCGTCGCCGAGGGTGCGGAAGCAGTGCTGGTCGTCGATGCACAAGTGCGCGCTGCCGCCCGACGCGGGGTTGGCGAACCAGCGTGCCGCCCCCAACGCCGTGTCGCCCTCCGTCGAGTGCATGACGATCCATTTGACCGCCGACAACGGGCGGCGGCCGGAGTGATGCTCCGCCGTGTAGGTGGTGTCACAGGGCTTTGTGAGGCCGTGTGGCGGCACCGGGGCGCTGATCGCAGCCATCCGTGCCACCTGTGTTTTGGTGCCGTGTACGGCCTCTTGCGTGTCCGCCTTCAGCATCGACAACAAGTGTGTCATCTGGGGGAGACGCCAAGCACCACGTCGAGCGGCTCACCCGGCTTGCCGGACTCCGACACGGATTGGATCCAGGCGTCCTGCACGATCACCCCGGCCGGGCCTAATGGGTTCCGGCGTATCTCGATCTTGTCGCCGAGCTCGCGCCGCAACACCCCGATAGCGACGTCCGAGTTGCTCATGTCCGGCTTCACGCTCGGAATCCTCGGCATGGGGTCTTTGTATTTCGCCACCTTCACCTGCGCGATCGCCTGCGCGTCGAAATCGCTCGTCAACGGGATCCCCGTAATCGACTGGGTACGCTTCCGAAACCGCGCAATCGACGCCGCATCCGACGCGGTCTGCACCAAACCACCCTCACGCGTCACGTTCCACTCATTGAACAGGAACGCCTCCGACAAGTCCTGGTCAGTGTCCCAATACCCAAGGTCGGTGCCGTCGTCATCGAAGACGAGTTGGATGGTGTTCCACGGTGACACGACCCTATGGCCAGCATCGAGGAAGTAGAGGGTGCCGTCCCGTCCGGCGAAGAACATCGAGTCCACATCCTCAGCGCCCAACGCGGAACGGATCTCATCGAGGGCGGGCTGGCCGGTCATGAACTGCGGCGTCACACTCCTAGCCCCTGCCCGTGAGAACCGCGGAGCCATATTCCCCACCGAATCCAGCACGGCTCCGACGCGGACGTCCGTCTTCTGCGTCCCGAACCCGCGGGCCGTCCCGGCCGTGTAATGCGCCGCAACACGTGTGGAGGAAAGGTTGTCGCGGTAGAACGCGACATGGCCGAAATGGTATTGCGCCTCAGTCGTCGACCCGCCCAACTGCAACGCGGAAACGGTCGTGTCCAGCGCGAAGAACTGGCCCGCGTACCCGGTCGACGCCACCTGGGCCCCGTTCACGTAAAACCGTAGGTTCGTGTTGTCCGCCACCACGACAAGGTGGTAATAGTCGGACGTGTTCAAAACCCCGGTTGTGGCGGTGTACGCGGTGCCTGCGCCGCCGCCGTTGTTGGTGCGGAGCGTCGCTGTTACGGCCCCGGTGGTTTCCAGTTCGATCTTGATGTACGGGTTGCCGCCCGCACCGACCGAAGACTGCACGAGCAGATCCTTGTTCACCGTCGGCATCGCTTCCGCACGGAACCAAAACTCGATCGTGAACGTCGTACGGCCGTTCAGATCGAACTCAGACCCCGTCCCCGGCGGCTCCGAATAGAACAGCGTCCCCACACCCAAAGCCAAATCCAGCGCGGAACTCCCATCCTCAGACTGCGCCCCCTTGATCGGGCCGGGAGACTGGAACCCCCACGACGACCCCACCGCTGTCACGTCCAACCCGACAGCCGCTTTCTCCAGGCCCGCCGTGTTGTCCATTTCGCAGCGGATGTACTCAAACGGGACGTCGTACATGACGACGTCCTGGTACGTGTCGCGGGGCGGATTCATCACCGGCAACCGGGACAGATTCAAGATCTTCTGCTCATCCGAGCAGTACACCGTCGTCACAGAGTCCTTGCCCTTCTCAGGCCAGCTGAGCGCGTACCTGTCCGCGTACCCCTTGAAGCGATCCAGGGTCTCGCCGCCGAACTTCACGCGTATCCACCACTGATTCATCGGATCCAACAACGCGTTGGTGTTCGGGTCGTACGCGCGGCCACGGTTGTTCAGCTTGATCTGAGCCGTCGAAGCGTCGATCGTGTCGAGCTCCGTCCCCCGCCCCCGACTCACCGAATACTCCCTGAGGTCACCGCCCAAACCACTGTGCGCGTACGACCAGTTCGGCGTCGACGTTGACGCGTCATCGGTCGAGTACAGCACCTCCAGCTGCGGCAACGCCCCACCACCAGGGAACGTGGTCGAGCCGGGGAACGTGGACGAGCCAGGGTACAGCGGTGTCCCGGTCGGAACGCTGCCGCCCACCTTTACCCCACCCTGACCATGCCGAAAAAGTCAGTAGTGAAGTTTAACGCGCCCCCCGAATCCTGGAAGCACTGGAACTCCACAAAATCATTAACCGCAAGCTTGTACGGAGCAGCCAACGTAACGGGGATGTTGGCGTTCGCAACCGGGTTGTACACGCTGCCGCCACGGCCGATCTGTGTCGTGTTGTTGTAGAAAAACCGGCACAGGCGGCTGTTGCCGCCCGTCGACGTGGCAAAGAACCCGCCCGCCAGGATGATGTAAACGCCCGCATACCGGCACGTCAACCGTGAGTTGTTCGTGACCGTGTCGTGCATCGTCGACGCGGCGTTAGCGGCCTGGTCGAAGTCCTCGCTGTTGAGCGCCTGCGACGTGTAAGTGGCGTTCGTGCAGGACGTGACCGCCCCGGCCCACGCCCGTACGGCCGGGGCGTACGACAACTCGAAAATGCCGTTCTCGATCACATTCAAGTCAGCCGCGTCGATCGACGTGCCACCGCCGGAGCCGTCAGCCCATGTGGGGTTCTTCACGTACGGGATCTGCGCCATTAGAACGTCCCCCCGGCTGAGCGCAACTGGCGAACCTCGCCACGCAACGGATCCAACAGCAAGCTAGCCAACGTCCTGCCGTCGACCTGCAGGTTCACCTGATACGGTGCCCCGCCGCCCCTGCCGAGCGGCACGACGGCTTCCGGGCCGGACTCGCCCACCACCGCCAGCGTCGGAGACGTGACGATGCCACCGGTCGCCAAGTGCGGCACGTCAGGCGCATCCACACGGAACCCCACCCCATGCACCTTGAAATCAAACTCCATTAGGCTGTTGAACCGATCAATCAGACCGTTGATCGCGGAACGGACGAGGCCCAGCACGTACGCGCCGATCCCCTTCAAAGCGTTCTTGATCCCCGACAGCAAATGGCTACCCAGTTGTGCGCCCCACCCTGCGATCTGGCCAGCCTTCCCGGCCAGGAACCCTCCCAACGCGGCGATGGCCGCCCACGCCTGCCCCGGCAAAGCATGCAACTCATTCACGATCGCATTCTTGATCCCGACGCCGATAGCCTTCGCCGCCGCCCCCAAAGTGGACTTCCACAAGTTAAACATGCCGAGCAGCAACTGGAACGCATTAGACGCGATGTTCTTAACGGCGTTCCACGCGCCCTGCCAGTCGCCGCGGAGCAGGGCGGTGAAGAACTTTATCTCGCCCGTGATGATGCTCAACGCGGTCTTAACGATGTTGGCGACTTGCTGCAGGATCGGGCCGATCGTCCCCCAATGCTTCTGAATCAGGCCCGCCACGGTCGCCACAAGATCACCGAACGCTGAGAGGGCGGGCTGTACCGCCTGCCACATCGCCTGGAACTTCGCCTGAATCTCCGGCCAATGATCCCTCAGCCAGCCGATAACCGACTGGATAACCGGGATCGACTTCGCCACCAACTCACCCATCCAGTTACTGAACGCTTGCTTGGCGATGTTGATCTGGCCAGGCAGCGTCTTCCCCAACGCCTCAGCGCTTCCGCCAAACTCCTTGTTGAGCTCTCCGAGGATGATCTTCTGCGCGCCCATCGTGTCACCGGACTTCACCATCGCCTCAATCTGCTTCTTCTGACTGTCCGTGAACGACACGCCAACCCTGGTAAGGGCCGTCAAGCCCTTCACCGGATCCTGCAACGCCTTACCGACCATCACCGACGCCGACGTCATGTCCTTGCCCGTCGCCACCGACAAATCCAACGTCGCCTTGGTGGCCTGGTCGAAAATGTCGTTGCCCTTACCAACCTCGTTATGGATCTTCGTGAACGTCAAAAGCATGTTCTCGCCGGACTTGATTACCTCGTCGTCGATGCCGGACTTCTTCATCAGCGACGTGCTGAGCTCGTCAACCTGTTTCGCGCTGACTCCGGCTGCGCCGCCGGTCGACTTGATAACCGCCGCCGTCTGCGCCGCAACCTTCTGCGACTCCGAGAACTCGCCGATACCGATCTTCAGGCTGTACGCCAACGCACCCACCCCGGCCGCCCCGGCGGCGAACACGCCCGCCTTGCCGAGCTTCCCAAACGTCCCACCCAGCTTCGACGAGGATGAATCCGCCTGTCCTACCGCGCGGCGGAACGAGCTCGCGTCACCGACGATCTCGACTTCAAGCTTTCGCGCCATTCACCCTCGCAAACTCTGACGCCTGCCACAACTGGGCGGGGGTCATGTGTTTGAGGTCTCCGGGTCGTAGGTGGCACCAGTAAGCGAGGTCTGGCCGCCAGAACCGTTCCGGATCCTGTCCCCCCGGGCCTGAACCGAATCGGCTTCTGAACTTCCGGTCGAAGTCGTCTCGGAGCCGTCTGGCCCTGGCGTCGTCTCTGGGGGGCTCTGCCCTGCCAACTCCGCTTCCACGTCAGACCAGGCGTCCTTCACCTCGGACGGCAGCATCCTGTCCAGCCTGTCCTCGATCTGCGAAATAGGCGTGTCGCCTTTGACGGCGTGAATCGAGACGGCCATCCACGCCACCATCACGTCAGCGTCCCAGTCCTCCCCCAGATCAGCAATGTGGTTGATCCCCTTCCCCGCGATCTTCTGGAACGCTCGCTGAACGCCGAGCGTCATGTCGTCCGGCATCAACGCCTCGTAATCCGTCCCGTCAATCGTGAACTTCAAAACCCGTTCTCCCTTCCCAACCTGTCAAGCATCCCCTCCACGGCGCGGAGTACCTGCGGCTCATGCTCAGCCACGCTCGGCAACAACGCACGCCGCATCTGCAACGACCCGAAATCGCCGCGCCTGCCCGTGGTGCGCCTGCGGGATTGTTCTACAACGACCCGGCCGAAACCCTTGACCCGGCTCTTGAAACCAGCCGCGCTACGAGCGTCGACTCCGACGAAACGAGTGCGAGCGCCGGACGCGACAATCTCTCCCGCCGCACGTAGCTCACTTTCCAGTTCCCGCTTGACGCCGTCGTTGACGTTCTTGAGCGCCCGGTGGAACTCACGCAGCCCCTTGACCTTAACCTGCCCATCCACCGTTAGGAGGTGGGGTAGGTGATGCCGGAGCCGCCCGGGGCGTTCCGGAACTCCGCACTGAACTCTGCAGCGTCTCCGATCGTCCCGTCCAACGGCATGTACGTAAACAGCAACGCGGTCGACATCAGGATTCCAGGGTTCGTCGCCGACCTGGCACCATTCACCGCGCGCACCTCCACGATGAACGGCGTCGTCGACCCGATCAGCGGTGACAGGGTTGCGTGGACGCGACCGGCGGTGAAGTCCTGAACGAAATCCACCGTAATCGAGGCCGTCCCCAGCCCTTTGGTCTCCTGAATGTAACCGGCACCAAAAGTAGTGACGTCGACGGCGTTGCGTGAGTCTTCGACATGGATCCCCTTGGCGTCATTCGACAAATCGACGCCGTTGACGAGAACCATGCCGTTTACGAATGGGCCAAGGATCGGCATGCGTCAGTTTCCTTTCTTCGGTACGAGCCAGCCCGCCGCCACCAGTGCGACCTCCTGGCCCTTCTCCAGATCGAGCTCGTAGGACTTCCCCTCTTCGACAGCTGCGTTTGGGAGGAACGCCTGAGCCCAGTCGAGTCCCTCCGCTGTCACCTCGTATGTCTTCTCAGCCAACTTGTTTTCCTCCTACGGCCTCGGGATCTTGAACACGCCGACCGTCACCGACGTAACGCCGGAGTAGGTGAGCGTGACGAGGCCGGTTGTCGGGTCAGCGTACAACTCCGGCGGGAACGGCCCGAACAAGCGCGATTGTGCGTTCGTGACGGAGCCGCCGCCGTCCGCGATCGTCAACCCGCCGATGCTTCCAGGCGTTGCGAACGTCGCGGTGATCGCCGAGCCGCCGCCGTTGTTGATCCGGACGAACGTGTCCGCGCCCGGCGCGAAAGCATCCCCGCCGCCAGCTGCGGCAACGAGGGCGTTGTCGTCGCGGAAACCCGCCTGCGTAACCGTGTTCACCGTCAGCGTCGCCATTCACGTTCCTTTCGCATAGATAGTCACATGCCACTCTACGAGCAGCATCGGATTACCAGGCGGCTGCTCAACCTGACGGCCAGGATCCTGCACCGTCACCACCAAAGTCTCAACCGTCCCCCCAAGCGTCCTGTCAGCCTCCAACAAAGCCCGCACCGACCGGGAACCCGACGTCGCGCACATATCGTCTAAGAGTTGCTGCGCCCCAATGTCCGAGTTGAGACTGACGAATCCTTGGATGATGAACTCCCACTCGTTCAGACCCGAACCCGTCGACCCCATCGTGTAGCTGTACGAGACCGACGGCGGCGGGATCTGGATGCCCGGCGGGGTTGGTTGCGCCAACACGTACGGGCTGACCTGTACCCCGTCCATTTGGAGCGCGTCCGCGATCGCCTGCCGTACGGCGGGG